CGGCGCCTTATACGTGAACGCGCTCCGAGCCCTAGAACCGCTTGAAGGCCGGCTACTCTTTTTCTTACGACGTTCCATTTTCATCGCCTTTCATTAGGTCCGCAACTTTACGGACGTGATCCAATTTACAAGACCAATACGACTGAAAAACTATACGAACGAAAAATGATAGTATCGCGCCAAACAAAACTACCGTCACAACAAACGCAAAAAAAGACACCACGGCATCAATCAGAGACATGCCAGGGAACCCTCCCCACACAAAATTAAGTAACTCACGCATCAATCACCTTCTTTCGCTTGCGGGTACGCCGAGCCTGCTTAATCTGTTCCTTGTTATTCTCGTAACTCGCGTCCTTAGCTATACGCTCAGTCACGCCAGCCGATCCATCGGCATAATAGTTGGCGATGTACAAGGAAACTAAATCACGCAGAATAAACGACCGCTGACGAAAAGCGTCTTTCAAACTCTCCAACTCATTAACTAATCGCTCGGCGTCATCAAGATCGCGCTTAGCTTGCGTATGCTCTTCCTTCTGACGCATAGACGAGTCTATTTTAGTTTCCGTCACACGTCCGCCTTCCTTACTCAGCTCATCAGAAACGACTAAATAAAGCTCGCCACACACACGCTTAAGCTCATCCTTAGCATTATCCCTAACACTCACCGCCTCGGCATACTGCTGGCCTACATTAGCGAACAAACTGGGCTGTCTCACAAGCTCATTATCAAGATCGTCCTTATCAATATGCAATTCATCTCTCAAGTGTTCGTTACTCATAATTAACTACTCCGCTACCAGATGACCTAGTGACACAATAAGTTTCTCAAGCCCCGCATTATCATCATACGTATATGGTTCTGCGAACTCATCTAGAATAGCGAGCGCCGTCATGGCCTTGTCAGTTGACTTGGCGCCACGCGCAACGGCAGTGAAATAACGAACGATCACGCGCCGAGCACTCTCGGCGCCCATATCTTCGAGCGGTGCAACCAACTGCATTAATTTCGACCAGCTAGTACCACCCTTAACCAGGTACCGACACAAATCCACTATATCCCCCTCCTCAACCACGGTACGGAGTACCTTGGCGGCCTCTGCACGATCATCACAAGCGCGCACAGCCGCCAAACCACTCAACGCCTGCCTCGGACTCCCATCAGCGCTAGACGCCACAAGATCCAATATCTGCGAATCCACGTTCATACCCTCAGCCTGCGATACTTCATCTAGGATCCCAAATAAATCGTCAGTGCTAACGCGAGAAATCTCGTACACTGCACAACGAGTACGAATCGTTTTAGGCACCTTACTAAACTCCGTGGTGCAAAAAACCCAGAACAAATGCGAAGGCGGCTCCTCGATGATTTTAAGTAGCGAATCAAACGCTTTTTTACTTATCGCGTGACACTCATCGACTACCACGACTTTTACCGGCGACTCGCCCAGCCCGACATACCTAGCATTAGACGCCACGGCGCGCATATCCTCCACACCACTATTAGTCGCGCCGTCAATTTCTAGAACATTAGTAGGATCACACCCGAACGCGTGGGCAAGAAGCCGACCCAGCGTTGTCTTTCCAGTACCACTCGGCCCGTGGAATAAATAACTATGGGGCGGATCATCAGACTCAAGCAACGCCTGCAACGAATTGACTACGCTATCCTGGCCCACCACTTGCGAGAAGTCCGTTGGCCTATACTCATTCGCCAAATCCATAATTCACCTTTCATAAATTTTAGGTTTATCGGGAAGCCCCAATAAGTCATACGAGTTAAATGTTCCAACCGTCTCCATCTCATACCAGTTAGGCCCCATCTCGGCCTCGACCGACACGGGCACGTTAAATATATCGAAAAATGGTATGTCCAACATCTCAACAATCACCCTGTCCGCCGCGTTCTCAAGCTCTGAATCCGGAAATAAGAACGTAAGATCATCATGAATATTTAATACCGGCTGCAACCAGGGTTTATCCTCTTCCTGCGCGATTCTAGATAGCCGCGACATCGCGTCTACCACGATATCACTGGCGAAACTCTGAATGGGGTGATTAACTATCTCGTTTTCCGTCAATGGCGCTCGCCGCCTACGGCCGATAGGCGACTCAACGTAACCAGACTTTTTATAGGCACGCACCATCTTAGCCTGCCACCTGCGAACACCACTTGCAGTACGCCAAAAATCCTCAAATAGCGGATTAAAGACCTTATAAGGAATATCAAGCATACGAGCAATGTATCCGGCCTTGGCGCGATAGCATGCGGGAAAAACCATTTGATTTTTTACCTCACTGCGAAACGCCTTTATCGCGCTTTCATCCAACGATCCGTGCCGATCCCTCACCGTCTGCGGATACGCTTTAGCTAGCTTTCTCGCCCACTCCATATGCACGTCTGACCCATTCCAGATACTACGCATGATATACTTATCTTGACTAACTACGGCAATCGCGCGCCACTCAATTTGCCCATAATCGACCGAAAACAACGTGTGTCCCTTCGGCGCAACAAACGCACTTCGTATTTTCTTAGCCTCACTACCGCGCTTCGGGTAATTCTGACAATTAGGGGAGTCGCTACTTAGCCGCCCGGTGGTCGTAAACGTAGTGTTAAAATTACAATGAACCTTACCATCCGGGTAAACATAGGAATCATCAGCACCCGGAAGCAATCGCCTTATATACGTGCCGAGAATCTTATCTATCGAACGCAACTCTAGAATGAGCTCAGCCGCATCACCGCCAATCTCTTTGAGCGCGTCCGAATCGACACTATACTTACCGCCCCGCTGGCCCGCGTCAGACCCGACAATTTCCTTAAATAATCGCTTCACTTGCTGAACTGAACTAGGATTTAACTTACCATATCTGCTTTCATACTCCTTTACTTCGTCCACGTCCTCAAGCTCAGCAGCCACAGACTTCCGACGCTCCTCATAATTATCGACCAACGTTCGCACGTATTCGATGTCAACAACCAAACCTTTGCGCTGCGCAAGTACCGTAGCGGGCACCCGGTCCATCTGCATGCGGTAGATACGTGACAATCCCTGCGACTTTAGCTTACGCGCCTGCGCTTGATATAGGCGATGCGTAAACTTCACGTCAAGAGCGTTGTACTTCAGCACGGCATCAACCTTCGCGGCCTGCAAGTCTTTAACGTCTACGTCGGATAACTCTTTGAGTGTAACACCAAAATATTGAGCACAAAGGTAGTTAAGTGACTGGCAGCCGCGCGACCGCTCATCGAGCGTGTACGCTTGCTGCATAGTGTCAGCCCAGTTGCCGTGCGATATTTCCTCACCAAAGTAATCAACCAGCCACTCAAGATCGAAGCTAAGATTATGAAACACACGCTCGGCATCGTCTCTAAGTAACTGACGAATAAGCCGACGCACATTTAACCTCTTCCTAGGCGCCCACACAGCCCCCGAATGGTCTAGCGCGACGCTGCACACATGCGCGCCGTCGCCAAACGCGATGCTAAGTATTTTCGGTCTAACCGGCCCGTACGGCCGTAGCTGATTCGTCTCGATATCGACACTCGCTGCCCGGCCTTCAAACGACGCGACGGCATGAGAAAGCTTATCAAAATCCCCGCGTTTACCCGTAAGACACTCCACGCCGGCAAATAGCGCAGACTCCGAGCAGTCCACGCGCTCAGGCCTACGGCCATCCTCCGCCAGTTGCGCGGCTAATACTAGATCGCGCTTAAGCGCTGCCTCTAACTCTTCACCTGGCGGACTTACACGATCAGCCAGTAACGCCTGACGCACCTTAGCCGGGTCATAAACCGGCACAACCCAACCAATCCAATCACCTACGCGGCCGACAAACTGCCTGCCCCTGCTGGCCTCGATGCTCGCGCGGCTTGTCGCGGGCAAGATCCACGACAGCGCCGACTTGCCGACCGCCACAATAACCGGCGGATCGGTCGCCACAATGTCGTCCTCTACGCTCTGACGAAAACACTCAACCTGATACTCCGTAAGCTTACTATTCTTTTCCGGTCGCGTACGACAGACGTAATTAAAGCGGCAAACGGACTCCACGCGTCCAAGTGCGCGCCTAAATAACGTGCCAGACTTCCCCGCCCAATGCTCCCCCGCATTATCATCTTCAACCGTCGGGTAGTCGCCCAGCACGTAAATCGACGGACTAGACGCGCCGGACGGCGGCATCTCGGGCGAGGATGCGCGGACATTCATTTTCCGCACACCCGCCAAACCAACGGACCTAGCCGCCTTTACGGCACTACTACAATCCTTACGCGCACGATCGCGAACGGGTTGACCGGCCTTAATCTCAGACCTGGTTAATAGTCCAATCTTTGCCATTTTAATTACGCACGCAGGCAACTACACGCTCGGACAAAAACAACTCGCGTTCAGACTTTATATACGCTCCGGGCGGAATCTTAAAACCTAACTCAGACCCAGAGCGCAGAGCCGTGGCAAATAGGTCGATCGACAATTTAGTAGCCACATCTTCGCCCAAGCAAAAAGGCACACTCTCACTAAACGTACCAGCATCCGTGTTCGCACTAACAACTAACTCGTCATTAGTCACCTCGATATCAAAAAACTTAGTTTCAGCAGCCGACAACACAGCACCACAACGCTTAAGAACTTCAGGCAAATCTTCCGGCATCTTTGCCATACTTTCCGGTACCGCGTGGTCTAGAATGCCATCAAGCTTACTCGGATCGGCCTCATCGTTAAGCGGAGCCCACAGCGTCACGTTGTCAGCCTCTACGAGGATAAATAACTTTTTATCGTCTAATACGATACGATTTACGCCGGACAGTTTAGTTATGGCGGTTGCAGCACCGGCTGCGAGAGACACATCAGAGATATTGGGACAATCTATGCCGCTAACACACTTAACCATCATAGACATTGTTGTAGCATACATAGACAAATCACCGTCAGCCGTGATCAACACGCCGCTAAGCCCCCTTCCCTGCGCGGTGGTATGATCTTCGGCAAACGGCAGACATTCTGTCAGCATAGACAGAAACACTTCCAACGCTTCTCCAGTGAACTCTGCCGTACCCTGGGCGTCTAAATAATCTCCTGGCTTATAGGCTACGGCATCAAGCGAGTCTACAGGAAGCGTCAAACTAGTGCGACCAGCCGTAACCTCCACGGCATCACCGTCCTCTTGCGACACCTCCAACGTGCAACAGTTGCCGGCGAGAGCGCCGTAAAGCGCGCTAGGCACAACCCCGACAAGCCCTACATCACACTTAGAAATCAAAGCCATCGAGTCGCTATAGCAATACACAAGATCTTCAGAGAATACAAATCCCCGCATGGTCGGAACGAGCGCCGACGCGTTAGAAGCAGGCTTAACAGACTTCAGGACATTAAGTAGTTCGTTGGCTTTCATCATAATCCTTTATACGAATAAGAAAAGGCCGGACACTCTCGTTGGAGAATGCCCGACCTTAATTAACACGGCATCAATAGCTCAATCCTTGAGTCGTCCGGCGTCTTCAAGCATGCGCATAACGCGACGAACGTTACTCTGTGCGACTTGCGCCGTCGAGTCCTTCAAATCGTGACCACGCTCAGCCAAATCTTTCAGAATTTCTGAACGATTGCGCTCCGGATCCTCGACCACAGCCTCCATGAAAAGTTCATAGGACGACTTCTTTTTACCGCCGCCCTTAGTTTTTTCGGGCTGCGACTTCCTCTTACCGCCGCCCTTAGTTTTTTCAGGCTGCGACTTCCTCTTACCGCCACCCTTAGTTTTTTCAGGTTCCTCCGACTTTTCGTCCTCAGCCAATGGCTCTTCTTCCGATTCAGATTTCTCCTTTCCGTCCTCAGCCAATGGCTCTTCTTCCAATTCAGGCTCCTCCGCATTTTCGTCATCAGCCGATGGCTCTTCTTCCAATTCAGGCTCCTCCGCATTTTCGTCATCAGCCGATGGCTCTTCTTCCGGAAATGCGGGCACTAGCTCCTTACGCTCAATGGCCTCCACGCCGGAATTCACCCAATCCTGCACATCCAGACTTAGCTCCTCCCACTCCGCGTCCTCCAGGTCAGAGACAGCGCGGACAAGACGCGCACGGTACTTCTGCACCGACTCCTCGGCACCCTGACTACCCTCACTGGTGACCTTCAAAATTTCCTGTTCGATAGCAGACATACTTACCCCTTAGCTAGGAATTAAAACAACTAGACAAAGCACACATAAACTTAAGCGGAGTCAACTATAAACGCCGCTGGAATTAAGTCACTCTCGACATCTCGCAACCAGCACCTAATCAAGTCACAAACGCGGCGACCATCTGCATTAGTCATACGAGAAAAATAATCGGTCCAACTCTCGCGCGCTATACTATTTCGCTTTTTCCGCAGACCTCGCCACCTCGGCGACTGCACTAAGCGCTTGCGCCCCTCGACGCACAAATCAAAATCAGTGCCCGCCAATAACGTATCTAAATACCCCCGCAACTCCGTAGGCATCGCATCCAACAGCATACTTATTTCCACACACTCTACACCATTAAACTCACTCGGGATCACATCGCTCAAACAGTGACTTTCGCCCGTTTCGGTACCGCACTGGTCGTCGAGGCTCGTCGTGCGGCGCATGGTCGTCCTGCGCGATAAATCCACCACACGCCGGCTGAAGGCGCTCATGAATAATGACTGAAAATGTGCGGGCTCAATGACCTGCGGGTACTCAGTGCGGCAGCGGTCGAAGACAATCCACGCCTCACTAATTAAGTCGTCTGCACCATAGTCAGGCTCCGTTTTCCACGCATGCCGATGAGCGTACTTAACCGCCCATCCAGCTATAGATCCATCCCACACCGGCCTCCACCCAAATGTACGGCGGTCGCTCATCGTAGCTCCTATGAAAAAGAGATTAGCCACTAAACCGAAAACGCTCACAGGACAAGTCACCACCTCATCTACTTACGCATGAGGCGCCTAATTTACTCTAGGCTCCCTAACTATACGCGTAGCAATAGAAAGCAATCAACGGCATAAGTGATTCTAACTAATTTTTCCAAAAACGCAAGCCATGAACGCACGACCAGATCGCTAACGGCACTGGCTCAAAAGTGTACGCGTCATGCCTAAAATTGCGCGACCATCGAGCTCGGCGGGATCATCGACAACCTCCAGCGGCACTGGCCGCGCACGGCACCCGACTAGATCACCGCACAGGCGCACACTCGCCGTATAAGCCCCGCGATCGAACAGGACGGCGCAGGCCCCGGCTCTGCTCGCCAATGCCCGTAGGTGCCCTAGCTGCTCGCTTGTGGCGCTCGTGGTCTGCACGCTCACAGCCGCCACGTTGCACGCAGCATACCGATTTACTTTCAGCGCGTCAAACGGCCCCTCGCAGACAATGAGCAGATCCAGCCGGCGCACGCTCGCCGCGTAATCGGCGGCGAACAATCCGCACTTCGGCTGTCGCCCCTCCGGGTACGCCAGGTAACGCATACCGGCCGACGTGCTAACCGACCGGCCCATCCACCCAATACGCTCACCGCTCGGCACAGTCAGAGGCATGATGATCCTGTACGCCCACTGACCCGACACACAATACCGCAGGCCGAACGTATCAGCCGCCTTAGCCGTGTCCTTACCTATTCCCCGGTGCCGCAAGTAACGGAAAAACAACTTACCTACTCCCTTATTTCTGATCTTCCTGAAATTGTCCGGGTACTCCACCGCCTCTAACTTAGTCCGCTTCTTTTTCGTTTCGGTATGCCCTAACTTACTCACCCTCTGCTTGAGCGAACCCACCGCCTCAGTCTTGACCACGCCAGCGCCCATAGCAATCTCTGCCGCCTCCGTACGCCCACACTTAAGCAACGCGCTAATTAACCTCACAGGTGACGCGCCCCTGTGCGTTTCATCACGCCAGCACGCCCACTGTGAGCTATGCAAATGCAAACCCATATGCTGCGACGGGTCAGACCGACAAAACGGGCATTCTATATTTATGTTTCCGCGAGCTACATTTGATCCGGTCGTTACGTAATTGATCCCGTACTCGTCGCAAAATGCTTGCCAGTCGAATCTCATAACTCAACCTTCCTCACCGAACAACGATGATTTACTTTTCTTTTTACTTACCTTCGGTTTGATTAACTTAGGTTTTTGTAGCTCTTCCTTGATTCTCTGTACGGCAATCTCAAAGTATTTCGGTTCCTTCTCGATGCCGATAAAGCGACGGCCGAGCTCCACGCACGCTACGCCGGTGGTGCCGGAGCCCATGAAGGGGTCGAGGATGGTAGAGGCATCGGGTATGAAATGCAGACACCAAGCCATCAAAGAAACTGGCTTTTGTGTGGGGTGTTGCTTGCCGTGGTCTTTATTGCATTTAGTAAACTTACGCAAAGCGCGGTCAAGACTGGTCCACGCCAATTCCCCATCGGCAAAATCCCCGCCCATGAGTTTGTCCCAATACAACCACCCCTTCGACGCGGGCAGCATGTCGGCAAAATAATTGCCGCCCCATATAATCTGATACCGCGAACACCCCCGCATTGCATCAAAGACGCGCTCATCGGGCATGCATGTGTCCCAACCTGCTTTTGCCAGCACGCGGTGCCCCTGCCCCTTTCGCCCTCTAAATTTACCTCCATCCTCACCAATCCCATAAGGCGGGTCGGTCACCACCGCATCCATGCTACCATCATCAAACGTAGGGAGAATCTCAAGGCAATCGCCGCAGTAAAGATCCACCGTTCCGTCGTCACTGATCCAGTCGGGCTTTACTTTCTTAGTTAGTCTTTTTCTCTTACTCATAACGTACCCTCTCCGTCAACAATAGAATTAAATAAGTCTTTACCCGCCTCAAGAGATGCAAGAATCTTGCCATCAAGCCCACCACTAGTTACATAATCATACACGTACACCCTCTTAGTCTGCCCCGCGCGGTAACAACGCTTGATCGCCTGTCGCCTCGTTTTCGGATCCACTGGCAGTTCATAAAAGTGAACATAATTAGCATTCTGCAAATTCAGGCCGAAAGCCCCGCTCTGACTCTGCAATACCAAAACAGGGAATTTATTTAGCTGGAAGTCTTTAAGTATCTTCCCCTTATCCCGCGCACCGCCGTAGATCCTACCGCACCCGATACCCTCGGCAGCCAACCTCTTTTCAACCGTGTCGCCACTATAAGTAAACTCGTTAAACACCACTGCCTGACAGCCCGACGGTAAGGCCGATAGGTCGCTGACCAGCGCATCTAACTTAGGGTTGTGCCCGAAGTCGATTTCTATCTTATTTTCCTCATCATCCTTTAATCCAACGTACCCGCTAGCCAACTGGCGTAGGCGAATAAACTCGTTTTGCATGACCTGATAGTTACCTCGCGCCCCGCGAAAATCACTAAGTATCTTCTCATAATAAGCCATGACCTCTTCGCCAAGGCGGGTACGACGTACGCACTTAATCATCTTCGGCAGATCCTGACACTCGTGATCCGCGTAACGGATACTACCATGGCGCAGCATCCGGTAAAGCTCTGACATCATCGAGTCATCAAACTCATAGTCGTACCACCCCGAAAATTCGTTACAAACCTCATGGAAAAACGCACTACGAAACAACCCTAATGTCGGGCCTAAAGTATCACCCCCATCGACAAAATAGAATTGGCTCCACAAAGCAGACGGATCGCCACCAAAGGGTGTACCGCTCAGGCCGTAACGAAAGTCCACCATGCCCCGCAACTTGCGAAGCGTCTGAAACGTAAGACTTTGATGGTTGCCTATAAAACTCGACTCGTCAGCAACAATCGCCCCGAACTTATCGCCAAGCGCCCGTAACTTTTTCTTACTCGCCTTGAGCTTATTTCTCGTGCCCGACGTATCCTTATCACACACGAGATGCAGCAATCCCGCGTAGGTCATTACCGTCACGTGCGCGTGCTCGTCCTCCACGTATCGCAGACGGTCTTGAGTGTCCGCCTGATCATCTAGCAGCGCCCGGCCGAGCTCAGGCGCGTGAATGGCCGCCTCATCCCCGAACGTCTGCACGTTGCTCGTATTAGGCACGAGGATCAATACCCGGTCTAACTGGTCCGCCGCCTTGCGCCAGCGCAACGAATTAAGTATACACGCCGACTTACCTAGCCCCATGTCGTGAAGCAGCATATACCCCGGATACTTAGCCATGAGCAAGAACGTAGCTAACTGGTGGTCCCACGGCTCGACCTCAAATTCAGGCGTAGGGTCTAACTTAGCTACCTTGCGCTCTAGCGCGCAGCGTGAAAACCTCTTGGCCTTGTCGCTGTCACGCAAAGGTCGGGAAAGGAACTCACTTACTGCCGCGCGGCTAATTACCACTGAAAATACCCGCCTTCCTCACCGAACAACGATGATTTACTTTTCTTTTTAGTTACATTCGGTTTGATTAACTTAGGTTTTTGCATCTCTTCCTTAATTCTTTCTACCGCAATGTCGAAATACTTGGGCTCTTTCTCGATGCCAATGAATCGGCGGCCGAGACGTACGCACGCTACGCCGGTGGTGCCGCTTCCCGTGAATGGATCAAGAGCTAAATGGCCGGGACAAGTCAACAACGATAAACAACCTACAGCCAAACCCAAGGGTTTAGGGCAAGGGTGCCCGCTCAACCGGCTATCGGGAACGATACCCGCACGAATAACGTCAACACCCTGACCCCCCAACGACTCGCCCCACAAAGGCATCGGCTCCCAATTACAGAACACGACCGGTGACCGTCCCATAGCGGCCGGTTTCCACCAACACAACGTCCAGGCGCTTGGCTCTATCCTTCCCCACAAAGCGAGATTCGGTTGCCCGCAGCTAATCGTCACCACTCCCGCGCAGCACCGACGAACATCGGAAAACCACTCGGAAAACCACAATGAACACCATTCCTCGTAGTTATCTTTTTTATCTTTCGATGAATCCCCCTCGTACTTATACCCCACGTTATACGGCGGGTCAGTCACCACAGCATCCACTGACCCATCCTCAAACGTCGGCAGAATGTCAAGGCAGTCACCGCAGTAAAGCTGAACGGTGCCGTCGTCACTAGTCCAGTCGGGCTTTACTTTCTTAGTTAGTCTTTTTCTCTTACTCATCGGTAAGCTCTACATCTGAAAAGTAGTCATCATTTGCGAACAACGCGCTGTCCATCACAAACTGCCCTATGTCATATGCCTGACTAAGTATCAATCGACTATGCCGCCCCATGTCATCACGGCTCTTATCGACCAACAGGCGAGAAAGACCTAACTTAAATTCCTCTTCGGTCTGACTGTACATCAAAATAGTATCAGCGCGAGCAATCTTAGAATAATCCTCACTGATATGCTCGCGCGTAACCCACTTGCTCGCCCCGCCCTGACGGTTGCACTGACTGGCCGTCGCGACCGCCATATTGCGCTCGACCGCCAAGCCTCGCAAGTCACGATAAATAGCGCCCAAGCTCAACCTATAGTTACCGGGATCAATCGCCATCTCATCCGCGTAGTCGAGAAGAATAATATCGGGAATGAAGTTACCGGCCCCCTCCAACATATCAAGAAAATTATTTAAACCGTTAATAGTTAATGACCCACTAGGAAATTCCTTAATGCGTAAGTTACGCTTGCCCGGCATATTCTCCCAGCGCTTGAGTATATGGTTACGAATATTCTCTTGTTGTAAATCAGGCCGTTTAGGTATGTCCTCTCCTCTGAACTCAATGAACCTGCCTGACTCATCCGTACCAAAAACCTGACGCTCAAGCTGCCCCGAATCGCGCTTAGCAATTGAGAAAAACGCTTGCACGTACCTGCTCATCGTCTTACGCGCGCTCATCTCTAACGTGACATGTAACACCTTCTTACGCTGCAACAACGCTCTCTTACCGACATTAACCATCCACCACGATTTACCAGCCGTAGGCGGCGCGACAAAAACATGGAGCGTTTTACGTGCAGGACCTAAATCATATTTATCCAGATGCGGGATGCCGGTCGGAAATGCCGGCTCATAGTCGTCAAGAAAGCTAACTACATCGCGTGACTCAGCTAAGCTCAAGCCACCATCAAACGTTGTATCAACATTCGACTTCGCAGCGTCTAGCAGTTTCTCAGCGTCATCTAACCCTTGTGCATCCTCGCGCTCAAGAGCATCTAGCGCTTGACTGATTCCACTGCGCAAACTCTGAAACCGACTGAACTCCGTGGCGCGACTAATAATATATTCATTATTAACCACATCCTTCGTCTCGGCCATCGACTCGAAAAGACGATCATAAATATCGGATCTATCGGGCTTAGCAACCTTTAACTGCTCGATAATATCAATCGTATGCTCGCCCGGCGGACGATCATACCGCTCTAAATATATCTCAGCCTCTCGCGCAATCTCCCGATAATACGGGTCAAAATGACTGGCCGGAACCAAACTTTTAACCAGCTTGGCGCCCTTAGCGCTATCATCAAAACAGAGCAGCGCCACCAACGACTCTTGTATGGCAGTGCTAAGTTTCATTTAGTTAATCTTTTACGAAGTCGGTTAGTGGTGACCATACGCTTACGTACCATCCGCAACAATCCCGCACGCGCGTAGCCCGGAAAAGCGTGATCCATCATAGCTGCTGGAGACTCTAATTGGTCAACGAGCGTCCTATGCTTTACCGGGATGCTTCGTGAGTCCAAAAAACAGCTGGCAGCGCGTACAATGAGCAACATTGCAGCGCGGCGCTGAAGTCTATCCTCAGGCTTTATATGCTCAGAAATAAACTCATCGGCTGCATGCGCCCCCGACCTAAACTTAGGCGCGTACGTCTGCTTCACCATGACGGACATGGGCATCGCCCCGCCTGCGTATGACTTAACAACGCGATTGATAGCATCTAAAAATAATTGCTCTTCCCCATCATACGATGGGCTCTTAGTCAACAGATCAATCCGGGCGCGTAATTGACGCAATTGCTTTTGACTTAAATTAGGAACGGCACTAAGTATCTTTTCAAACTTCATAAGGAGTACACAAAAATGGAGTATCCAATTTATTTAGACGATGAAAGCATCGAAAAGCTCGAAGAACAAGCAAGGCAGGCGGCAAGTCCCCGCGCACGCAGACTCTTCGTCATCACTCGCGTAGGATCGTCGGAAAAACGCGACGCAGCTATACGAACCACAGAATCATACGGACTCATGCTCTTCCACTGGATGCCTGTATTCTACGTCGTGGCATGCATGCCACAAGTACATAGCGAATTGCAAGTGAAAGTAACTAAGCATATCCTACAAACGCTCCGAATCCAAGATATAGAATTTATGGGCGGTGTTCTCGGGTACACTCAAAGCGCAATCAACTGGTACGCGAATGAAGTCGCTAACTCGGTAGCGCGTACCGAACGCTGGCTGACGGACTAAGTTAACTTCTTGCGCTTGCGCGACATCTCGCGCACGTCCCGAACACGTTCCAGGTTTCTGCATTCTTGCAGCAACCTATATTTATGCGCATTCAACTCTTCAAGCGCGTCATCAATATCCTTAACGACTAATTGCGTGCTGCGCAACGCCTCTTCTGCTGACGCAATCGCAGCAATCCAAGCTACGGCACTTCTCGTGCCGATGCTCACGGTCTCGCGAGAAACCTCGACAGTTTCAGCGGTACCATACTTGTACGGCTCACCGACAAAAACGCCAACCTGCATATTCAATTGCGGAAATTCGCAAAACTCTAATTTAGCGCTGTTATCGTAAATAGCACTCATATTAAGACTATCTCTAGAGTCGCAAGGTTATAATTAGCACGTCAAACTAACTATACGACCGGCGCGCGGAACAAACACTACGTCATTGACAAGGTCATAGTTAGGACGCACATAAAATAATGGCGCACCGCCCCTCGGTGGTCCATTAGTCAGACATGATCGTGATTCGTTACTGCTTTCGTCGGGCTTCGCCCGCCGTAGTGCGGGTAGTTGGTGGACTGCGCTTCGCTTGTCTCACCAACTACCCGCACTATTTTAATTTATTTTCTTGATTTATATTAAGAAGTTTAATGATGACAGTACATGGTGAGCGCTAGCGAACCATGTACTGTCATCGTCGGGCGAAGCCCGACCAATATCTTGTTCTACTTTATTTTTACTTTATTTTGTATTTGTAACTATCAATCTCTTAGTCGCCGTCGCTCGCTCCGCTCGCACGTCGCCTAAGCCTAGGCGATTTTTGCCTAAGTAAGACGACGCGCTGAACGGAGCAAACGTGATTTATTCTGACGGCCCAGATTCAGACCAGCTTCGGATCACAGGCGAGACCGGCGGATTGGCTCCTCGTCGAGCCGTTTGCTCGCTGCGGTCGAATATGGCAGCGCTCCTGTCAATCTGTCCCCAGCAAGCTAACACCTCTTGCTGGTTTATGCGGCCCTTGTGGTGGGCCTTAGATCTCGCTTGAATCGGCGGGCATTACTGCCAGGCCGAAACCGTCAGATCACGTTTGCCCTCCTTGTACAAATTACTATAGGACGATAGCCGCAAGCATAAGCCTGCGGCTGTTGTATCGTAGCGACTTGCTAGTGCCGTGTCAAGGTCAGAGAAAAGAAAAGGTCCGCGATTTCTCGCGGACCTTTCCCTGTGATACGACGCTGGTCGTCGTCGTGTCTGTATTTTACTGATTCACCGTCAACGTGTCAACCCATATTTGTTATGCGTGTCTTAAATATAGAATTTAACCAATCGCTATACTCACACTATGTTACGGATCTTGTGATTTTTCAATTCGAACGCCAACATCAACGCCCACCGCCTGACGCAACCGGTCTACCTGGTCTGCCGGCAGCGCCCCCCGGCGGTGCAGCCACCGAGACAGATTCTCTCGGCGGCACCCAGCCAACACCGCCAGCTCGGTCACTGTGCGTTGGTCGTGCCGTACCGCCTCACGGATCACACGGTGTAGCCGAGCGGTTGCTTCAGGCCACGTTTCTTCGGATTCGTTCATAATTTCTCCATATCGTAAATGTTTCCAACAATCTCATAAGTTTCGTCGCACACCCCATCCACGGAGCGGGTGGCAGAGCGCCACTCTCTCCCTAAATAGTCTGTCTCCCACCACAGGTGTGATCCTCCCACGGCCACCACTTGCTTGCGATCGCGATGCCCCACCACGACAGCCTTGCGCCCTCGGGTGTCGGCGATTACGGCACCTCGACTTGCGTGCGCGCGTAGCCAGTCCCCTCTGGTCAGGATGCCGATTTTGGATGGCCGTGGTGGTGTTACGCCCTCATATTCAGTTACGCGGCGCGCTACGATCTCACACTTGCGGCCGTCGGGGGCAATATACGGGACAGTCGCGTTCTTTTGCACTTCCATAGCAATTCATCTCCAAATAAATGCGAGTACCGTCCCAATAATCGCCAGGCCAATCGACACAGTCACCCAATCCACTCGGCCGGGCTGGTAGATGTGCCGCTGATACCCACCCTGGCCAAGACGAATAATGGGTTTGTTGCTGTTGTTGGTGGTGTTTTGCATCATCAGTTTCCTTTGAAATTCCTCGAATAATTTATACGATCAACTGCTGCCGACTCGGCTTGCGGCGCCATCGCCGTCGCCGTACCGGACCGCGTCGCCATCGCCGTCGCCGTACCGGACCGCGTCGCCATCGCCGCCGCCGAACCGGAGCGCGGAGCCCTCGCCGTCGCCGAACCGGAGCGCGTCGCCCCGGCCGCTTCCGTGCCGGAGCGCGTCGCCATCACCGCCGCCGAACCGGAGCGCGTCGCCATCGCCGCCGCCGAACCGGAGCGCGGCGCCCTCGCCGTCGCCGGACCGGTAGGCGTCGCCCTCGCCGTCGTAGTACCGGTAGGCGGAGCCCTCGCC